AAGAATAGCACATCGAACAATTTCAAGGTAAAGCTAGATGGAGAAACCCCTTCTGGTGACACGTTCAAGATGGTGTTGAAGTTCGATAACTTGAAGCTGATTCCTGATGACTATCATGTACGCATTTCTTCAAAGGGAATTTCCCACTTTGATGGAACAAAGGCTGAATACTTTGTGGCCGTTGAACAAAATGAGTCTGAATATACCGCTTCGCAATAGGATTATATAATGAAAGAGCACTTTCTGTGGGTCGAAAAATATCGGCCTCACACGATTGATGAATGTATTCTTCCGAAATCTCTGAGAGACACATTCAATGAGTTTGCAACACAAGACAAAATCCCGAATCTTTTACTGTCTGGAGGACCAGGTGTCGGAAAGACAACTGTAGCCAAAGCCCTTTGTGACATGACGGAAGCTGATTACATTGTAGTCAACGGGTCAGAAGAGTCGGGCATTGATGTACTGCGAACCAAGATTAAGCAGTTTGCCTCTACTGTTAGTTTCACCGAATCTCGAAAGATGGTGATTCTAGATGAGGCGGATTATCTTAATCCGCAGTCTACCCAACCAGCCATGCGCGGGTTCATCGAAGAGTTTTCAGGAAATTGTGGATTTATATTCACCTGCAATTATAAGAATCGTATCATTGAGCCGATTCATTCCCGATGCTCGGTTGTTGATTTCAAAATCGTCAATGGCGACAAGACTAAACTAGCTTCTCAGTTTATGTCTCGGGTAAATGACATTCTTGATAAGGAAGGAATTTCCTATGACAAGAAGGTCGTGGCTGAATTGATTATGAAGCACTTTCCCGATTTCCGTCGGGTCTTGAATGAGCTTCAGCGTTATTCGACAAGCGGCACAATTGACACGGGCGTTCTTTCGCAGATTGCCGATATTAATCTCAAAGAATTGATGGTTGCATTGAAGGCTAAACACTTCAAGGATATGCGAGCTTGGGTTGCGCTCAATGTAGACAACGATCCGCAGAAGATTTACCGAAAGATTTACGACACTCTATATGATTACCTCAAGCCGACTTCGATTCCGCAGACGGTGATTACTCTCGCAGACTATCAATACAAGTCTGCGTTTGCGGCTGACCAAGAATTGAACTTGGTGGCTTGTTTGACTGAACTCATGGTGGAAGGGGAATTTAAGTAAGATGCCGAAAAAGGAAAGGTCTAACTGGGGCTGGGGTGTGTCGATGTCCAAGGAAACTAAGTATGCTGGTATGAACATGTATATGACGGATAACGAAGACTCAGAATTGGTTGAGGACACAATCTCAAGGCAGAAAGAAAAAGAAAAGGACACGCAGCGTTGGTGGCGAAACAGAGCTAAAGATTTAGAAGATTTCGGCAAGCCCCAATCGTTGATTGACTATGCTATCAGGCGATCAACGATGACCTATCTCGAAAATGAGGAATTTAATATACAATATAATAAATGGAAGAGAGAAGAGGATCGGGAATTCTTGAAGAACAACCCACCCAAGAAGGAAATCGTTGAAAAGCTATATGAACGGTTTGATAAAATTAAGCATAATGTGAGTCCCGGGCTGATTCCGCAATTGCATTGCTACTCAACACATTCCGCTGCCGTTGTGGATCGGCGCGCTAAATTGTGTTTCGAGAGGGATGTTTTGGACCCGCTAGACGGAATTTTGACAGGCGAAGAGTATAGCTCTATTCAATATGATGCAGTATTGGAACTGCTATTTCTAGAGTATATAAACATACATAAAGAAGCAATTAATGGTTGGCACCCGGGACTGTATGGTGAGGACGAGCGAGGCTACAAACCTTATGAATATGAATGGGAGAAGTAATGGCTATTAAATTTAAGTGGGCCCTAGGCCCGGAAGTTTTTCTTCAAGCAATCCGTTATAAAACAGAACTTCCTGGATATTTTGTTTCTAATTATGGAAGGGTAGCTAGCCTTAAGAAACTGGGTCGCGCCACCGGCGAGCTTATAGATTCTTTAGAGGAGGGCCGATTACTGAAGCCGAACTCTGGCGCAGGCAGCCACGGATATGCAAAGTATAATGTATACATTCCTCTCGATCTATATGAAGATGGTTATAATTTTTTTCAATGTTCCAGCTCGGTAAATACCATGCGACAAACCATCACTGGCCATCGTCTGGTGATGGAAACCCATAAGCCTATTGACCTATATCCTCCCATTTCTATGGAAGATTGGAAGAGGTGTCCGGCGAGTGCAAAACAATGGATTCGGGATACTGTATATGTGGATCATATTGATTCTAATAGACTCAACAATCATGTTGACAATTTGCGGTGGTGTACACCTAAAGATAACGAACCGAATAGAAAGGCGGCCGCCTAACAATGATCGGGCATAAGGGAATGTCGAAGAGGCAGACGGCGGTACATAATAAAAAAACGGACCGCACTAAATCACCGAAACATGATATTGCATCGAAATTATCCTGGATGGTGAGTCAAACGTCTGTGGCAAATATAATTGACGGCATCAACGGACCGGATTATACGATTGGAAAGGTCCATCACACCGCCTTTGTTCGTGAGCTGTTTTTGAATTTGGAGCGGGATGACCAGAAAAAGATTATGGATCTGGCGATTGCTCAAGAGAAGATGTTCGTTGCGCGAGAAGAGTCGCGAACTAAAACAATTATAAGAAAAAGGGGAGCCAGATAATGGCAGGTTTTATAAACAACAACATGGTCATCCCATTAAGTTGGTGGCCAGTAAAGGATAGTAGTTATGCCGTACATTGATAGATTTACACGAATGCAATTTGATCCGAAACTTGAAGACTTGCTGGGGGCATTGTTTCTTCCGCACGATAAGACAACAGATATAAGCAATCCAGGCAATCTCAATTACACAATCACCAAAATTATTAATGCGTGGTTGGGGCACACTCCCAATTATGCAAAGTACAATGAGGTGATTGGCGTCCTGGAATGTGCCAAACTGGAGTTGTATCGCAGAAAGGTTTCTCAATACGAAGACGATAAGTGTCGGGAGAACGGGGATGTCTACCCTAAGAAGTTTGAACGAAATCCTCCCGCATAATAAGGAAAATAATATTATGGGAATACTACCCGCGGACAACACATTGAAGCCGGTCATCTATGTTGCAGGTCGATATAGCGATGGCGGCACATTGAGCGAACAAAAACGATGGAGAAATCGCAACATCATGCGATACTTTTCCATCAAGTTTATGAAAAAGGGTTGGGCGGTTCTTTGCCCAATCGAGAATGATGAGTGGGCATACGAGGATGGTGTGATTACATACGAAGATACGCTTTCGTCAGACTTGGCGGTCATCAAGAAGTGCGATGCAATTTTCTTTTGCCCTGGATGGGAAAAGGGAAAGGGCACTCTTGTCGAACACCAATTCGCAGAGGATAACGATATTCCTATTCTTTATGATGTAATAATCTCTACGGAGTTATAAGTATATGGTGTCATCGTCAGTAGTTTGGTTTTTGGTCATTTGGTTCGTCGGTTCAATTCCCGCTGGAATTTTGTGTGGGAAGGTTTTAAAAAAGGCTAGCAGCAACTATGGCAAAGTTAGGTGATTTTTTAAAGTCGATCAATCAATCCAAAATCAATCTTATGGATAAAGACACCCTCACGGAGGGCGAGTATCTTCCGTTTGTGGTGAATCGAACTTTGTCTTATTTCTTGGATACGGTGTTATGTGCAAGTGAGATGAACACCAAATCACATGTAGATAACAAGTTGCAATATGATTTTCTTCTAAATACTATTAGGGCGAACAAAAGATTCTCCCGATGGTTGAAACCTGAAGAAAATAAAGACCTAGATGATATTAAAGAATATTATGGGTATAGCAATCAAAAGGCAAGAGAAGTTTTAGATATTTTCACAAGGAGTCAACTGTCATTAATACATGAACATCTAGATAAGGGTGGATTGAAAAATGACAGAAAGCAAAGAACTAAGAAAGGCAGTTCAACTTGACATTGGCGACCTAGTAGAGGTCGAGTTAGAAGAAGATGATGATTTCTTGAAGGTTCGCGAAACACTCACTAGAATAGGTGTGTCTAGCAGAAAAGAAAAAACTCTATTCCAGTCTTGTCATATTCTACACAAAAAGGGCAAGTATTACATTGTTCATTTCAAGGAGCTTTTTGCCTTAGATGGAAAGCCCACCAACATTAATGACAATGACCTTGCACGAAGGAATACGATTACCAATTTGTTGGCTGAATGGGGGTTGGTTTCTCTAACCGATTCCCAAAAAACAAATGAGCCAACAGTGTCTTTGAATCAGATTAAAATTATTTCCCATCGCGACAAAGGCGACTGGGATCTACAAGCGAAATATAATATAGGTAAACGAATAAATTGACATCGCAACGATACACTCATAATCCGCTAAAATTTTATAAGCTAATTCCTGAAGCACAAGCCCCTGTATTTGCGACTGAAGGTTCAGCTTGTTTTGATATTCATGCGTCGTTGATTGACGGTGAACTTCTTGGATTTTTCACAGCAGCGAATATCCCCCTCTTCAGAACTGTTATAAATAAAACCTTTCACATTGGTCCAGGAGACCGTGTTCTGGTTCCCACCAATCTAATATTTGATATTGCCGATGGTTGGTCAGTTCGCATTCATCCCCGCTCAGGAATATCATTAAAGCATGGGTTGGTTCTGGTTAATCAAGAAGGTATTATTGATAGTGATTATGTAGAGCCTGTGTTTATTCTATTGACCAATACAAGTAGCAAAGACTATATAATTAATAACGATGATAGAATTTGTCAGGGAGAAATGGTAATTTCTCCGCTTTATCATCTAGAAGAAATTAAAGAAAAGCCCGCACAAAAAACTGACCGAGAAGGTGGTTTTGGATCTACGGGCACTAAATAGATAGTGACATTATGATTACGTGATTACATTTACAATATAACACCGAGAGGGCGCCGAATATGCCGGGCCCACTCACAACCAAGCAACTTGCTTAATACAAGGAGATGCGATATGACACGCATTACTACGTCCACTTTTGACTCTGTTATCGACGAATTCCGTCGAGACCCCTTCAACGTCGGATTCGACAACCTGTTCGACCGGCTTGTTGATTTTCAGACCACAGTCAACCCTACCCAAAAGATGAGCTATCCTCATTACAATGTCACCAAGATCGGTGATGATGAGTTTGCCATTGAAATTGCCTTGGCTGGATTCTCAGAAGAGAATCTTTCTGTCACGGCCAAGGAAAATACCCTTGAGGTAAGGGGTGAAGTTCCTGAGAAGGATACTGAGACTGTTATTCATCGGGGAATTTCGACGCGCGCCTTTAACCGCCGATGGAATCTTGCAGATTCTATTGAGGTTACTGGAGCTGACTTCACGAATGGTCTTTTGACTGTTCATTTGAAGAACGTCATTCCAGAGGAGCAAAAGCCTCGGGTCATTTCCATTAACACAAACTCTCCTGCCCAAAAGGAATTTTTGGCAGAGAGTAAGTAAACAACGAAAAAGGAGGGCTTAACGGCCCTCCTTTTTTACTATATAATATATGTTTGTTAAACCAAAACGTGAAATTGACCGAGTATTTTTACATTGCTCTGCGTCTTCTAATCCAGATCATGGTAATGTTAATATGATTCGTGCATGGCATCATCGCCGGGGCTGGGATGATATTGGGTATCATTACTTTATTCCGTTTGGTGGCGAACTTCAGATTGGTCGTGATATAGAAAAAATTCCAGCAGCACAAAAGGGGCACAATACTGGAACGATTGCCATTTGTCTTCATGGGCTTTATAAACACAACTTTACATTAAATCAATATGAAACTTTGCAAAAATTATGTAAGCAAATTAATATTGAATATGAAGGTAAGGTAACTTTCCATGGGCATTGCGAAGTATCAAATAAATCTTGCCCTGTATTTGATTATAAATCTGTATTAGAATTAGATCCTTCTGGTTATATTATAGGGCTAGAACGAATAAAGGTTCTTGATATGTTTGATGTTGGCGTAGAAGTAATGAATCTACAAAAACGATTAAATGTGTTTCTGAAACAACATTTTGAAAATACTGAAGTGGGGCTTGATGTTGATGGTGTGTTTGGGCAAGATACTGCTCAAGCTGTTTTGATATTTCAGTTTGCCAATATAATCACACCCGATGGTGTGGCTGGACCAAAAACTTTATTATTACTTCCCACACTTAAATAGAGGATATTATGAACGAAATTAAAATTGTGAATTTGATAACAGGGGCGCCCATTATTGCAAAGGTGTCTGTTGAAGACGACTACTATGTTCTGGAAGATCCGTTTAATATATTGTATGTTCCCCCGAAGGAAGAAGGGGGTAGGCCAACATTTACTGTTTTTGATATGACGGTTCTTTCGTCGGAATCTGAAATCGAAGTGGCAACAAAACATGTTATGTACTGTAATACTCCAACTCCGGAAATTATAGAACAATATAATAACATGCTATTAAACCATCTTACTCCAATTGCGGATGACGATTGACAACCAGATACAAGACTGCTATACTACATACATGAAAAACTTTTATACAAATGTTCAGGTGTTGGGTGACAACATTCTCTTTCGCGGCGTGGTTGATGGTAAACGCTGTACCGAAAAAATTCCATATCAACCCACGGTTTTTGTTCCTACCGATACCTCATCCAAGTACAAGACTTTGGATGGCACACCTGTAGGTAGCATGAAGCCCGGTGGCATTAAGGAGACGCGAGACTTCTTTCGACAGTACAAGGAGGTCAGCAACTTTCCCATCTATGGTAATCGCAACTTCCACTATTGCTACATCAGTGATGAATATCGGGGTGATATTGGCTACGATAGGGACTTAATTTCGATTATCAATATCGACATTGAGACTGACACGACAGATGGATTCCCAGATCCTGAAATTGCTCAGAGCCCCGTGACTACGATTACATTGAAACATAATGAAATCTATTGGGTGTTTGGTTATGCCTGTGGTCGTGTAGATGCCAAATACAAACACGGTGAGTTCACCACAACGCGAAAAGATGTACGATACATCCGATGTGACGACGAAAAGGACATGCTTGTTAAGTTCGTTGGGCTATGGCGAGAAATTGATCCTGACATTGTAACTGGATGGAATGTTCAGTTCTATGATATTCCATATCTAGTGAATCGCCTTGCGCGCGTATACGACGCAAAGTATTCAAAGATGCTGAGCCCATGGCGACACATATCATCGCGAAAGGCCGTTATCTATGGTCGAGAACAGACTGCTCTGACACTTACAGGCATTTGCATTCTCGATTATATGGAGATGTATAAAAAGTTCACATACACACAGCAGGAGAGCTATAGGCTAGATCATATCGCTCATGTAGAGTTGGGCAAAAAGAAGTTAGATTACTCTGAGTTTGGTTCGATGAATGATTTCTATGAAATGAACTATCAGAAATATATCGAATATAATATTCAGGACGTTGCAATTGTTGATGATCTCGATGCCAAAATGGGATTCATCGACATGGTATTGGCTCTTGCGTATTCAGCAAAGGTCAACTTCAACGATACGTTTGCTCAAGTGCGAATGTGGGACACCATGATCTACAACCATCTGCGAGAAGACAACATTGTTGTTCCGGTAAATAAAGGTGAATCTAAGAATGAACAATACACTGGAGCTTATGTAAAGGACCCTCAGGTTGGTATGCATGAGTGGGTGGTGTCTTTCGATTTGAACTCATTGTATCCTCATTTAATTATGCAGTACAATATTTCACCTGAGACTCTGAATAGCTATATGCCGCAGGCAGTGAGCATCGAAGGGATGCTAGACAAGACATTCTCTACTGGCGATTACACTAAACACAATTGTACCATTGCACCCAATGGCGCTGCGTTCACTAAAACCCATAGAGGGTTTCTTCCCAAGATGATGGAAACACTATACAGTGAACGTAAGAAGTACAAGGGCATGATGATTGATGCCCAGAAGAAACTCCAAACATGCAAGCCTGATGATAAGAAAGCCATAGAAGATGAGATTGCTCGTTGCGATAATATTCAGCTCGCGCGCAAGGTACAGTTGAACTCTGCCTACGGAGCTATTGGGAATCAATATTTTCGTTACTATGACATTCGGCTTGCCGAAGCAGTAACACTGTCTGGTCAACTTTCGATTCGTTGGATCGAAAACAAGATGAATCAGTTTCTTAACAGCACACTAAAGACGGACAGCGTGGATTATGTTATTGCGAGCGACACAGATTCCATCTATGTGAATATGGGACCATTGATTAATGCAGTGGGTGTAGAAA